GTTACTGAAAGTGCTCCATTTGTGGAAAGTGCACCTTGAACAACTGTAGCACCAGTGACAGTAAGAGTTCCGTTAACCCTAGTAGCAGCATTTCTTATTGTAGTACTACCACCAGCGGAACCTAACACAACTGTGTCTGCTGCACCAAGTACGTTTGCGTTTGTAACTGTTGTGTTAAGAAGATTGAATGTAGTGGCAGAAGAAGTAATAGTTCCGCCATTAGCAATAACGCTGCCTACAAATGTTGCTTCACCTGTTACTGAAAGAGTACTGTTAAATGAACCAGCACCTTGATGTACTGAGACGCCAGTAACAGTAAGAGTGCCGTTTATGTTTGTACCAGCGTTACGGATTGTTGTTGTTCCGCCAGCATTACCAATGCTAATTGTACTTCCAGAAGTAGTGCCGATGTTTATTGTTGAAGCTGTATTTGTAACAAAATTAAAAGTAGTAGCAGTGGTAAATACATCGCCACCTTTAACAACAAGATCTCCAGATAAAAGAGTTTCTTGAGCAGATATATCCACAATATTTGGCTGACTCACTCCAGATGCAGAACCGGAAATAGTAATTCTTGCAACACTTCCGCCAGAAGCACCTGCATCTTGAGCTCCAGTCAAAACAAGAGAGGGAAAAGTTGAATATCCTGGAGAAGTTACACTTCCTACCTTAATATTAGATACAGGGCTTCCTGTGGTTAGTGATCCAGTAATTTGGACTGGAGTTCCACCAAAACCAACATTTAAGATACCACCATCATTGGTTGATCCTACAGTAAATGCATCTGTACTTGGGTTATATTGAAGATTAGTGCCATTATCAATAAACAAAGATGCAGATGTATTTGTTGCGGAAGCATCTGTGAATACAAGGTTGTAAGAACTAGATGCACCAGTAGCAGTTATACCCACATTGGAAGAAGAAGAAGGAGCTGCCCAACTCAAAACGCCTACCGTTGTTGACTGCAACACATATCCAGATGATGCTGGGAATGCAGACGGCAATGTATATACATTGTCTGAAGACATTGCCTGCGCTTTAAATCCAACATAATTAGCTCCACCAGACTCAAGTATTCTGAGCTCGCCATGCTGAGGAGAGCCTCCTGAATCTGAATAATCACCTATTAAAAGTGGAGCACCACTTATACTTGTTGCAGTTCCAGCGCTTCCATTCACTATCGTAATAGTGCCCTGAGTACCCAAACCAGAAACATCTGAGCGTGTTGCTGAAAGAACCAAGTTTCCTGAAGGGATAATGCTAAGATGATTTAGTCCGCTTGTAGTTTGAGTTGAAAGAGTTGCTCCAGCAGTAGTTCCACCAAATCTAGTTGTGGAATTTCGTATACTTGCAGTTCCAGATCCGCTTGATCCAATAACAATAGTGGCGGCAGAGCCACCAAAATTCAAGCTAGTTACAGTTGTATTTAAAAAATTAAATGTTGTTGCAGTTGATGTGATGTCTCCACCATTAACTGCAATATCTCCAGAAAGAACTACGTCAGCACCTGTTATTGTTCCAATGAAAGTTGGACTTCTTAATGGAGCAAAAATATCTCCAATTGCTTTACGAGTAGCAAGACTTGTCGTACTTGTAAATGCAGTTGTTGTGTGATCAAGAATCTCAGCACCAACCCATTTAACGCTCGATCCATTACCAACGTATAAGAAATTTTCAACAGTATTGAATGCTGGTTCACCTGCAACAAGAGAGGCAGGAGCCCCTGCTGCACTTGTTTTTCTCTTAAATTGAATTGTTGGGTTTGTTGCCATTCAAAAATTTCCTTATTTTATATAATAAAACTTTTTATTTAATACAGAACTTAAGAATAAGTTCCTCCATCCAGGTTCATATCTTGGATATATTCTGGTGCATCATAGGGATTACCCTGTATTCCTGTATCAGTTTCGATCCATCCTGAAACTTTTAAATTTCCATTAATGTATACGTTACCATGAGCGTCTACGGGCAAAAGAACAAATTCAGTCCAGTTCACGTCAGCTATACCGCCAACCAATTTATAATATTTGCTTGTATTAGAAACATACACCATCATGCCTTCTTCACGTCTTGCTGATGGTATATCAGTAAGGGCGTCTCCAGCCCCTCCCGTGATGCTTCGCAACCCACCAAGACCATATTTTGGGTCTGTAACAGGATAAGTATCCGACGTTGAAGTCGGAGCAACAATTCCAGATACTGTAACCGTTCCTGATATTGGCATACTTTTATGATACGCTTAGCGTAAAATCTCCATTTAATTGATTATTTGATCTATATACCTTATAGGTTGCTGTTGCGCCGTAGGCATTTGAAATACTTTGAGTACCAACCATGGAAAATGTACTTGAAACATCAGTAGCACCAATTGCAAATGAAGTAATAGAATAATTATTATGAACAAAGACATAAACATAACCATTAACAGCACTGAAACTCAAAGATGAAGACGGGAAAGAAGCGCTTGATATTAAAGAATTACTACCGCCAGATAAAGTGCCACCCATAAATGTGGTTAGCGATGCGTTTGTTGATTTTCCGTAGTGCATTCTACTCCACCATCTAGAAGATGTTGTGCGCGTGGCATCAGCACCCTGCTCCTGATCTGCATTAAGAGTAAAGGTTAAAGTAGCGCCAACTGTTGAGCTAGAATATGAAGGATGAGCTATTGATAATCCTGATCCAGCCGAATACGGCTGCCCAGTAACAAGAGTACCTGAAGAAGCTCCTGAATAGGTGATACTCATTCCATTTGCAACAATATTTGAACTATTTGTTGCAGACCAAGTTGCAGTTGCAGATCCACCACCAGCAGTTTGCCCGATTTCAAAAGTAGATGACAATCCAATAGAGAAAGCACTTAAAGTCACAGGCTGATATGCGTATAATATTTCTTCTAGCACTTGAATGGGGGTTAATCCAGCTAGCGAAGTACCAGCTGGAACTCCATTAATATCAGTGGCCGTTGTAGTGGCAGCATTCTCCCAAACAGCATCTGCAGGAACATCTACGTAATCATTGACCCACTCACTACCATTGAATATAAGCGCCTGGCCAACATAAGGATCATATATTGTCACATCAGCCAGTTGATCAAGATACTGAACAGCAGTGCCACTTCCGCCACCAGAAGTTGATGTAGAAACATCCCAGGCGTAACCATTCCAATACCAAGTTCTGCCATTAAAATTATACGATTGTCCAGAATACGGCGATGTTGGAAAATTGATTGTTGGCATATTAATTAATAATTATAATAAAATATATCAAAATCCTATTTTTAAATTATTTCAAACCAAGACATGTCTGATAAAATTTTAGCATCAGCATTTACTGCAGTAAATGTTAAAGTAAACGTATCACTTCCCCCTGTCATAGTTCTACCAAGCTGAAAATTAAAATCATTAATTTGAGAAATATCTAAAGATCCACTGCTACTAACATAACCTCCAATAATATCGGTTCCTCCAGTGACAGAACTTGCAGTTATATTATAATCAACATTTCCATTATAGTGAGTTGTCCAACTGCCTCCAGAAACTGTTGCGTTTAATAATATTCTATATTGAACCACATCAGGCTTATTAGAAGTTTGCTCATCAAGCACAGCGCTTATATTAGAAGGAATAACAACAGAATCGAGCCTGCTAGAATTCATTCTTAGCGATATAACAGGGTACTGATATCCGGCAGATGTCAAAGTTGTAAATGTAGAGCCACTTTTAGTTATATTGTAACGACGAGCAAAACCCTCAAATCCTCCCTCAGACATTATACTATTGCAGATTTGTTTTGCAGTAGAAGAAACTGACGTAGGACCTAAATTTTCAATTTCAAATCTAAGTGGAAGACAAGCAGTAGTCATATATGTAGTTGTGTTTTCATTGTCATTATGAAAAGTGTGAGCTATTACTGGTCTGCCATCTACGTAAAATCCACAACGAACATCACCGACCCCAAGCCACTCAATATCATACCAAAGTATATTTGCTTTTGTAAAATCTATAGTTCTACCACTGGGTCCGCTACCATCAAACTTATCACCATTCCAGTCAGCTTGAGCAACCTTATACGTTGAGTCGTCAGCTGCGCCATTGACATAAGTTCTAAGAACAAAATAATTTATTCCATTATATTGTTCCAGATATACACCATTTTGTGTTCCAAAATAACCAACTCTTTGACGCAAATTTGTTTGACCACTCGCCAGAACAAATGTACTAAGAACAAGCAATGATTTACCAGGCTGATAAGGAAAAACTCTGTTTGTTTCTCTATAAACTTTTGCTCCTGAAACTGTATTGACAATAAGATTTAAAGCACTCTCATTTGACTTAAATAAAGTAGAACCTCCAGTAGTAGTAAAAGTGTTCCATTTATCATTTTGCTGATAACGATGTTGAGAATCGAATAAAGTAAAAGGCTGGCTGACTTTTAATCTACCAAATCCATCAACTGCATCTCCATTAAAACTAACTCTATTGTTGAATAAAAAACTCATATGATTCTCCAGCCATTTCTATAAATCAAAGTTAAAGATCCATAATTAATATTAAGAATAGCATACGCACTTCCGTCTACTAATTGACCACCAGATCCTTGTATTTTTATGTAACGATTTAAATAACTTGCATTTCCAGATTCATCTTTGATTACAAATATTTTACCAGCAGATCCTGATGGAAGTGTTATAGTCACAATTCCAGCGTAATTTACTCCAACATAATAATCTGTATCTTGAACGGAGTATGTAGATGAAGCAACTGTTGATGTTGGAAAAGTAATCTCATAGATCGGATGAACGTGTGCAATAAAATTTGTATTTAAGTTTACCCACTGCTTGTCACTACCATCATCTACAAGCGTATATTCAACACCGGTAGAAGTATTAAACCATTTGTCTCCAGCCTTATAAGAAGCAACGCTTGGAGTAGAACTAGAACTGACGTACTTCATAAAAGTAGTGAGTTCACTCATAATGTAGTCTTCATTTGGACTCAAATATATATTGACCCAAAAAAGATCACTGCCATCATCTATTAATGTATATTCAATACCAGTAGTTGTATTATACCATCTATCTCCTGCGTTGTATAAAGTAGTACTTGGAGCAGTGGGAGATGATACATAAGATATTTTTCCGGTGAGAGATTGATTTGTCCAATTAGAACCGTTCCATACAAGAAACTGTCCATTTGTAGGAGACGATGTTTGCACATCATCAAGCTCTGATATATAAGTTATAGCACGCTGATTTACCCAATTTGAACCGTTCCAAATAAGAGCTTCTCCAATAACTGGAGCAGAAGTTTGAACATCAAGAAGATCTGATATGTACTCTACGGCACCGCCACCACCACTACCAGATGAAACGATTTCTCTAAATATACTTCCTTGAATTATTTTTGCATCTGAACTGTTGTTTAGCTGAGAAGCGTTTCCTTTAACTATAAGATACGCGCAAAATATAGTTTTGTCTTTTGTGTTATTAGATTCAGTCCACACTTCATTTGCAACTCCAGATAGCGCCTCTGCAAGAGAATTGTATTTTACTTTTCCATAATATATCGCAAGTGTGTTTGTTTTCTTTGGAAAATAATAAACTCTCTGTATTGTCCATTCTGAAGAACTCACAGATTGCAAAGTTCCAGAATCATTATCATATGAATTTGGATCAATTGCTGCATTTGACACAGTCGTGTAGCCACCAGCACCGTCAGAATACATTCTATAAATTGTTGCAGCAGTAGTCCCTGCATCACTAACAACATTTGGATGAGAAGAATCTGTAACGTAATTTCCGCCTATAATATAAGAAACTCCAGAACTTCTATCAAGTAAAAGATTTGAACCATTTGCAGAAATTCTGTGACCAGATATTTTTGCTGGACCAAGTTTTCTTATAAATTCATCATACTGATTTAATGTATTATATACAACGGTAGGAAGATTTGAAACAAATGCTATCGTTGTCCTATTTGGATGAACGAGTGCTCCAAGTATTATATACTGTTTATAATTTTCATCAGTAAATGCACCGTTTTGTTGTTGAACAATTCCGTCTTCATCAACATAAATCCAAGTAGTGTCATATGATCCTATATTGCTTACTGTTATTGAAGACTGAGCAGACCAAGTAATTGTAGTAATTGTAGTGGATGGACTTGCAGTTGATCCGTATCCACCTCCAGTAGTTGACACTATTATCCCTGAACCAGCGGCAACATCAAACTTTGCATTATTAGATGTATTAACGGAAAGTGATCCGCCATACAAAATACCTGACTTCAAATTTTCAGTGAATCGACTTCCACTTACTGAGTGTAAAAAGTCAGCATCAAGACCACTACCAGCACCATCAGCTACTGATATTGTTTTAGTTACAGCATTCATGGTGATGTTATCACCTAATGTAAAAGCCGAACTTCCAATAGTATCGTCATTGCCAAACAGTACTTGACTACTTGTGGTATCTTTCTTAATTGTTTTAACATCAGTAACCTGAAGAGCTTCCCATCCTGGAATGTCAGAATTGTACATCCATTTTTTACCATTGAATGTATACTGCTGACCATCAGTTGGATTGCTTGGAAAGCCTAAAGGTTTAACTGCCATACTTAGTCTCCAACAAAGGTGTCTCCAGGATAGTCTCCAGTCAAATCCATCCACTGAAATACATCTGGACTTGCTGACATTTGAACATAAATATATTCAGTCAAATTTTGTGTGTTCAGCCATCTATCTCCAAGCCTGGCGGAAGAGGGGGCATCGTCTTGCTGATAAAAAGAAACTCCTCCACCAACAACTGCTGTTTTAACTAATGCCCAGTACGAACCAGTCCATTGCCAATTTTTTTCATTTATACTAAAAGTGGTTTGTTTTGTTGGGTCAGGAAATTGAAACATAATTAACTGCCCTCACTAAGAGATGAGCCAGTTTCAACCCAGAAGCTCACTCCCTTATCATCTCTAATATAAATTAGTAAAATACCATTTTTTGTATTGAACCACTGGTCTCCAGCTACAGCGTACAATGGAGCTGAATCTTGTACAAATAATTTTTTATTGACAACATTAGGATATAAAGAAAGGCTCATAAAAACAATTACTTAAAAAATGGCTTTTATCTTTCTGTCCGATATACGAAATGTGAACATCTTACAGGGTGTTTGCAAAAATTGAATAGTTATTTTTTGGCACAAAGCACAATTGGCCAGCGGTATTTAGTCCCAAACTGCTTTGGTAGCGCGCATCCAAGCGTGGTGGAAGAGTCGTCAAGATCGAATCGGAACTGGCTCAACTATTGGACAGCAGAAAATAAACACTGTAATGTTTGCTGGCAAATCTCCGTTATTTGCAAATTTTTCAAAATTATTTTACAAACTATTATATAATTATTAAATCATATTACAACAGAAACGGATTCTGAGAACAGATGGGAGAGTGTCCTTTATATGAAAGAGTCTCAGAATTAATATAAAGTGGCGACCGCGCTGGGGATATCTCCCTGTTTCACAGGGAACAGAAACGGATTACAAACCCAAGCACATACTATCAATTACTGTTCGATGTCACGACTTTGGAGTGACATCGACAAATGGAGCGAAGCGACATTGACTTTAATTATTCCTCGGGGCTTCGCCCCTCGGCACAGAACCCTTCGGGTTCAGTGGTAGAAAGTTCACATGTCATAACTAACAGAGTCGAACCCGTGTACTTTTTCTAAATCAAATAATGCTTCTTCTCCCACATGTGACTTTACTGCATTAATAAAATTGGAACTGTGAGAAGTAGTTATGAACTGTTTGTCAGGAAAACAAGATATTAATCTTTTTACTAAACCTGGATGTCTCTTAAAATAAATATGCATCTCTGCGTTATCAATGAGATATATATTACTAGGATTTAAAACTGATTCATTACATATGTGACGGAGCAAAGTTGCTATTTTCTTTTCTCCATCACTCATTCTTTTGAAGTGTACTTTAACTTCTTTCTTTGTAATGATTAAATCTTGATAAAACGTAGCACTGTCTTCAAGATCATAAGTTGTTATTTCTTTTCCTAAAGATAATGGTAACCCGTATACGTATGAAGCTATTTCAAGAAATTTTTCTGCAGCTTCTTTTCTAATTTGAAATTTGTTCATATTCATAGGATGATCTGCATCAGTAAAAACACTCCATCCCTCTTGATCTGAATTATATCTTGGTAACTCTGATTCTATAATTCCGTTTTGATCTAAAATAACTTTATATGTTTTATTTTCTGTATCAATAAAGTGAGCTGTTAAGTTAAGATCTCTGACTGATTTAATAAAGCCAGAGTATGTGGGGTCGTAGTCTTCGTGAAACACCATTTTTCTAAAATACATATCATTCTCTCTTCCAAAAAACTGATATGGATTTGACAACATTCTTATTCCACTCAATACAGTACTTTTTCCAGTTCCGTTTGGTCCGAAAAATACAGTAAGAGGCAAAGGCTTGTTGTCTTTGAAGAAATCTAAAGACAATTTTTTGTAACCACAAAAATTTGTAAAATCAATACTTTTGAGATAATACATGAACAACACTCCAGTTAAGCTACAAGAGTTTTTTTCGGAATTACTTAAGCAATCTGTTGCTAAAGAGATTTTTAACGCAATTTCTAATCCAAACTTTTCTCAAGATGCAGTCAATGTTGATTTTCACATCAAAGACGGAAAGATGCGATCAACAAAACCATGGAATACTCAGTTCCAGTTCGACTCGGATGATCTCGTAGAATGTAAAAAAGTTCTTCACTATCTTACTATTGCTGAAGATCCAACAAAAGAAGATATTGATACTTTTGAACAATGGAGAATAAGCTTGTCAAATGAGTTATCATCTTTGTGCAATGAAGCATTTAGATCAAATGTAAGAAAATTAGTTTTTGGAGAAGACAACAAAGACGTTTTTCCTCTTAATACTATAAAGGTGTACGATATTGATATTACGAATCGACCAGAGAACGACAGAGTTCTTGTCGTGAAAAAGGAAGCCCCACAAGGGGTTCAAACACATCCAGTGACTGCAGAGCTCATGAAGGAATGTGAAGAAACTGGTAGAGACGTAAATGACATTATTGCTGAAAAGAAGAAAAATGAAGATATCCGTTATAAGTGGATAACATCAGCCACTTGGAGAAAACATTTTTACGATATAACAGTAAGTTTAATGATAGATTACACCCCCAATCAATACCCCGCATCATAATTTCATACATATATTTATATTTTAATAAAAAGGGGTATGGAGCAGTACGGCGTAAAAACCGTACTGTTCTTTTTTTAGGAGAATTCTATGCTCGAATTCAATTCAAACAACTACGAAATGCGTAAAGAAGCCGCAAAGCATGGCGGTAAAGATGTTCCACTAGGCAAGATCATGAAGGGCGATGTAAAGAAATTTAAGGTATATGTCAAAGATCCAAAGAGTGGAAATGTAAAAAAGGTTAACTTTGGTCATGGTGGCTCAAGCGCCAAGGCAAAAGGTGAAAAAACACTGTCAATCAAGAGAAATAAGCCAAGTAGACAGAAGAGCTTTTTAGCTAGACATAAGTGCGATCAGGCTAAAGACAGAACAAGTGCAAGATATTGGAGTTGCAAAGCTTGGAGAAAGAATACCAAGCTTCCATGATTAAGCTGTCTTCAGCAGATTGGTTAAAAATAGGCATAGAAAACAACTGGGTTTCAACACGAAGCAAAGTTGCTTTTGATGTTACAAATATGCCATTTCCTTCTGCTTCTGGAGGCATTATAAATCCAGGTGAAGCGTCAAGACGTAATGAGTCTCCAGAACGTTCAAGAGAATCGGAGCAATCAGACGGTAATTCTGTTTTTGGTGTTGTTGCTGGGAGCATTGGTGCACAAATGCTTGTTTCACGCATTATGCAAAGTAGGCAACAAAATGTTGATCCTGCAGTTGTAAACGCAATTGCTGCAGATCCAGCAAGATTGCGAGAATATTTAAGATCTAGTGGAGTTATATCTCCAGAACAGGTGACAGCCCTTCAGTCAACAACAAGACCCAGTAGAATCCGTTCTATTCTGGGTCCAAGTAAGACAAGAACAGTTGCTGGTCGAGGTCTTGCTACTGGTGCCGGTGGGGTTGGAGGATATCTTCTTGCTGACTGGATAGCGGATGCAACTATAAACCAAAGAAAAGGATTTAATGTTGCATCTCCATCAGTAATAGAACAAAAAGCAGGCAGTATTCCTAAATTTAAAGGAGCCGCACTTAAATTAACTATGATTGCTAAAGATATAGCTGGAATATCTAAAAGTCTTGACAAGAATATGGCAGAAGGCGTCACAACTGTTTTAGACTTAATTAGACAGTTAGACGCAGCAAAAAATAAGTAAATGAAGAGGAAAACATTTATATTATTTTGAATAACATATAGCATTTGGAGGAAATTACATAATGGCACGTTTTATTAAAACAGCAAATTCGTCTAAACCCATGATTAAAATGAGCTCCCGTGAGTGGCTTCAGGTTGGACTAGATAAAGGCTTATTTTACACAGAAGGTGATGGCGTAATTAAAGTAGCACAGGGGACTGTATATGACCCTTCTATTGTTGCTCAACTTCCGTCTTTTGACGATTGGCTACAAAGTGACTCTGGAAGACGCGCTCAAGCAAAAATAAATCCACAAGATCCAGAAGCTGCATTAAAATTAAGAGAGCGATGGAATAAATTTAGAGAAGGTAGAATGCAGCAACTTGGAGCCGTAAGATTCCAAGGAGACAGTGCCATTTCTGCGATACAAGCTATTCCTGCAGATCAAAGACAAAATTTCAAGTTTGACGTTATTGCAGCACGTACTCCAGGTGGGGAAAGATCTTTATTAAAAGTAACAGACCCTACTGGAAATTCTCAAATGATTCAGTTATACAATCAAGACAAAAATCTCCTTGAAAAAATGGTAGGAAAGGGTAACTTAAAAGTTACTGATCCAGCGAGTGCTGGTATGGATAATGCACAATTTGCAGCTGCATTTAAGAGCGCCGTACCATACAAAGGGGGAGCTGCTGCTGGCTTAGTCGGCGGTGGCGGCACTTCTGGCGGTGGTGGTGCATCTGGTGGCGGTGGAACAGCTCCAGTTCCACCAAATCCAGCTCCAGTTCCACCAAATCCAGCTCCAGTTCCACCAAATCCAGCTCCAGTTCCACCAAATCCAGCTCCAGTTCAACCAAATCCAGCTCCAGTTCCACCAGCATTAACTGGTAGGCAAATGCTTGGCCGTGGTGCTGCAGCACTTGGTGGTGGATTAGCCGGATATTATGGCGCTGATGCTCTTTTTGATGCAGCAAGAGGTAATAATCAAATGAAAGATTACAGACCTCAAGATTTCCAGCGAGGCATTGCTTCACTACAAATGGTATTCCAGCCCATTGCAGGCATTAGTAAAGTGCTTGATAAGGAAATGAGAAATACAATGGCTACAATTGCTGATTTACAAAGACAAATACAGCAAACCCAACCAACTTCACGTGGTCCAGCTATGAAAAAACAAGATCAGATAGCTGAAGCTTTAAGAAATAGATATGCACCAGGAGCCTCTGCTCCACAGTCTCCAGATTATTTACCAAAATAAGAGGTTAACATGAAAAAAGAAATGATAAAAATATCTCAAACACAGTGGCTTGCTTCAGGCATTAGAAAAGGATACGTTACTGCTGAAGCTGATGGAACATTCACACTCAATAAAGAAGCTCAGTTAGCCTATAATCTTGGAAGAGCTGTCGGTCCAGCACTTGGGAGAGCAGGTAGCGCATTGTTTGGTTCTGCTCTAAGATCTGGATTAACTGGCGCTGGAGTTGGAGCTTTAGCTTCTATATTTAGTAAATCTAACTTATTGCAATCAGCACAAGATTGGTGGTCTGGTGGTTCAGAAACTCCAGAAATGCTAAAAGCTCTTCAAGATGCACAAGCAAGATTCCAGCAAGAAGTAAAATCAAGACTTGGTGGCATATCTGATCGTCTCGATAATGATCTTAAAAATATTGATGCTAAATTAAGTGAAAGAATTGCAACAATATCTCAAAGACTTACTGAAAGAGGAATTGGTCCTGCTTTTGAAGCTGGTAAGAAGCTTTTAGAAGAAGATGAACTTATGAATGATATGCTGATTGCAACAGGAAAGGAGCCCATTAATTATGAGGCACTCACTGGTAAAACAAATACCCAGCAACTTCCTCAAGCTCCAACCTCCACACAACCTCCTCCTGCACCAACCCCATCTGCTCCTCCACAACAGCCAGCGCCAACGGCAGCAGCAGCTAAGCCATCTGGTACAGGAACAGCAGATGCTTTAAAGCAAAGATTCGAAATTTGATAAGGACATAATATACATGAATAACAGAAAACAAAAAATTACAAATAAAGTTTTACTAAAGTCTTCTGGTAATTTTAAGAAAATTGCTCAACAATCTGAGTTGGCAGAAATGCAACAAGAGTCTATGCAGCAAATGAACAAGCAAAAAGCTCTTGCTTTTATGCAAGCAGGACGTTTTGATAGACTTCCTGTTGCTGGAGCTGGTAGTGGATATTTTGAAAGCTTAGATCCTACAGAAAAACTTCAAGTAATTAATTACTGGAAAGACAGAATTACAAAAGGTCCTAATCGTGAAGATGCTGCTAAGAATTTTATTGGTCTTTGGGATATATCTCAACAAGAAGCCGCAGGTATAAAAGAAATTGGCATGCAAGGCGGATTTGAGTCTCGTCTTGCATTTTTAGATAAACTTGCTAGTAGAATTAACTCAAAAATACAGGCTGGCGGTGCAGCTGGAGCTGGAGCAGCAGCTTCTCAAGGCGGCGGAGGAAGTCCCAAGGCACAAGGTCCACAGCAAGAAGCAAGAAGTCCTTATGATCCCAACGTTCCACTTGGAGCTGGGCCAGAAGGTAAAAAGCCCGCACCTGCACCCGCACCCGGAGCAACTCCAGGTTCAACTGGAGGTGGCAAAGATGACGTAGCTTCTAAGCCGCCTCCATCTCAAGCTGGCGGCGGTGGACAAGCTGGCGGCGGTGGACAAGCTAGTGTCTCTACTCCAGCAACTCCCGGTAACACTCAGTTACCACCTGCTAGCTCTTCAGCATCTAATGTTCGTCAGCCTAATTATTTCTTCCCAGATGGCAAGCAAGCAAATATAGAGGGTTACTATGGACCTTATGCTGCTCCAGACGGCAAGAAAAGATACTTTAAAGTTGTATTTGACAAGAGTGCTAAGAGATATTCTTATACGGGTGAATTTGAAGATAGATAATTAAAGTAAAAATGATAAAATAAAAATACAGGCAGAAATGCCTGTTTTTTATTATTAATAAAAATTAATTATCTATTTCGGTAACTTCTTTGAGCAGCTCTTTCTTGATATGCTGCTGCTATGGCTGGATTTTGTCTTCCTAGTCTCTGTTGAGCATCAATCATCTTTTGTTTTATGATATGTTCCATCATTTTTGGATTTATCATACGATACTTGAGTAGATCTATTCTTAAGCGTCTTTCATACTGATCAAATGTTTCATTTTTTACATTAATATTTGTTAGTCTATCAATAAATGCATCTAAAACTCTAAATGCTTCCTGTGTTGGTATTTTGTTTAACTCATCTTCATTAAAAGTAAGAATAGATTTCAATATTCTTTCATCACTAAAATCTTTTCTACCGCCAGATGAAAGATCTGGTTTTTGCAAATCAACTGCAAAATCATAAACAGTTGGATAATGCTTGTAGAATTGATCAGCTGTCCATCCATAATTTTCTATATAATTTTGCATTGCTGCTTGATAGTCTTCATTCAAATCTTTTTCTTTTTGAATCATCTCTTGTACAGATCTATACTCAGGAAGATTAAACTTTTTTCTTGTTTCGTTCACTTCTATAAATTTTGCGGCTGGATTTACTCCAGGTTTTTGAGCTTGCTGTTGTGATGCTGCTTGAGCTGTCGATGCGGCATAATCTTTTGCTTTTTGAGCTACATTTTGATCTGTCTCTATTACTGTACCTGATAGTTGATCAATTCTTCTACCGTCTGACATATAATAGTATTTTCTTCCACCGTGATCATATAGAACAGGTGTTTTAGAAGGCTTGCCACTAATATCTACATACTGATTGCCCTGAGTAGCTTGTGCTAGTTTTTCTAATAGTTGACTATTTCTTGTAAAGTGCAAACTGTTCGATGAATACATGATAGGAATAACCTCAAAATTTTAGAAAATATAATATATTATACCATGCCATTTAAGAATATCCTTACTAATTTATATTCTAAATTAGAATCAAATACAGAATACACACTTACACCAACAGAACAAATGCTGGCAGACAGCAGTATTTGGTTTTTAGAATCAGAATTAGTAGAATTAAATTATATTATATCTGAAGAGAAAAAAGCTCAAGAAGATGATGAAAAAAATCCACCTCTTGTTCCAAGAGAAAAATTTGAGTTAGAAAAAATGCAAAAGATGGTATGGCTGATTGAGTCCGTTATCAATGGTTTAAATTTCTTAAGTTCAAGAACAACTCAACTTATGCATCAAAGATCTAGAAGCTCTATTGCAAGAACAGTTATGACTCCAGAGCAAATGTGTAACATTCGAGGTACAAGAAAACTAGACATGAGTGCATTTCCCCCCGTAATGCCACATGAAATACAAGACGTTATAGGAAAGGTTCCAATCAAGTTTAAGCAACAGGCTAAAAAGATACACAGATGGATAGAACAAGAAAATCTTTTTGGCTCAATAGGACCTGTATTTCCTCCATTAGGAAAGAATATACAGCAACTTTATGTAATAACTGGTGAATATTCAAGATAAGGGATAATATGATAATTCTTAAAACCGACAATTTTATATATATGAAAAAACAAGCTATAGGTCCGTTAAAAGAAACGGCTAAGGAACTAGCTGAAGAAACCAAGAGAAGTCCTGGAAGTCCCTTATGGGGGCTTTTAAGGGGCGTTACAGACAGCCCACTGATTAATCACCTAATGGGTGGAACATCAACCTTGGCTCTTGCTAAGGGCTTACGTGGCATGGGAGAGGTTCATGGCCTTGACACTTCTAATGTTATGGAAAGAACTTCTAAAGAAATGAAAGATAGTTTTAAGCAAGCTACAGAAAATGTAAACAATTTTAAAGATTTACCTGAAGAAATTCAAACAATGCTTTGCCTGTACAAGAAGAGCAATGGCAGTCTGTTCCCAGGCTCTCCTTACTTTAGTAGCATTATGCAAGAAATAAAAAGAATACCATATGTTTATAATGAACTTCATGATGTTTATGAAGATACTGGAACCGCTTTTGAAACTCCAACCGCAAAAGGCAAGAAGCTTGACGAAAAATTAGAAAAGATATTTGCTTCTTGGCTTCCAGTCACTTTAGCAGAATTAGCAAGTAAGTTCCAGAGAGATAGCGACTATAATAGAATATGCACATAAGGAGTGTTTTATGAAAGAAATGCAACCATCGGGTCAGTCAAATATTAATTTGCCTCAAGATGCAGTTGTTCTAAAAAGTTTAGAAAATGCTAATCAGGCAATTTCTCTTCTCACTCAATACCTGGTCAAAAATGAGGCATTACAAAGCGAAATTATGCGTAATCAAATCTTAATTTCTCATATTAAGAAAAATTTAGATGAGCTAAACGTAGATATTAAGAAGCATTATCCAGAAGACAAAGTGATAATGCACAAAATAAACAACATAGTTGACAATAGTGATATTGTCAAAATTGCTGAAACAGTTAAAGATATAAGATTAGCTATGGGTTTAATGAAAATCATAGCTGCCAATATCACACAATATAGTGGTCAACCAGATGTCTGGTATAAGTATACTGATGTTGTAAAGCGTATTGAAGATAAGGTTAACAATCTACCTTAATCATCATTTTTTGCACCAATAAAGTCCCAGGTCATTTTGACGCCAGAATATTTAGCTGTATCAATCTGATCTATATAATCATTTATTTCTGACCATGTTGCACGCTTATTTCCTAAATGCGTTATTGTATTTATTTTAGTAAATTCTGGTATTTTAGAATATATGTATGAGTCAAACTCTAAGTATTGTTCTTCTAAAAATTGATCTAAAGTAATTCCATATTGCTTTTTTACATATTCCGACATCTCAATAAGTAACTGTATTGTAAATATGGAGTACATGTTAGCACTATCCCAAAAACTTTTTTGAGATAATTTCATTCCTCCAAGCATTTCTGTATAACGATAATCTGAAACCTGCGCTGTCATTTTATTTTTTATAATGTCTTTGCAATCTTCTAATACATATGCGACTCTTTCTGAAGAGTAAAGTATTGTGTTGATCAGATCAATTGTGTATCTGTATTCTCCAGGTTTTATCATGATATTATCATCGCCTCTTTCCTGTCACTTACTATTTCCGCAGAATCATTCAGGATATATGTAAATACAACCCATACTTTATTTCCAATATTTTTATTCTGTATAAATCTTCTGTTTATAAATCTTATTTTTCTATTTTTTAAAGAACTAAAAATTCCTTGCACTGGATATGGCTTCATAGACTTGTCAAAGTCTTCAAAGCTCCAATTTAAAGTGTCATTGTATGAGTATGATGTTATTAATGGTTCTTCATCATCTACATCTTCATATACTTCTGCTTTTACCTGAAAGTATCCAGTGCCAATATTTCTTTCCGGTAAATAGGTATCAATAATAAACATTCCTTTTGTTTCAATATTACTTGATTCTATTTCTTCATATATCTGTGCGTTATTCAAATTTATATTAATAAATGCATTAGTCAGTTTAAAATCAACTTCATTTACAGATCTAAGAAAGTTAGGTATTGTTTGTGTTATTTTATCAAAGTAAGCAACTTCAATATATTTTTTCCAACCAGATAGAGCTGGATCTATTAAAGATCTTAAAGTTGTTATGCTATTGCCCGTCAATGCCGATCCATAATTCTTTATTGCCCACAACTTATCGTCAAGCCCATTGTGAGTTCCAACTCTACTAATAAGCCTACTTGATGCTATTGATCTATTGTTAATCAAAGCGCCAGCCTCACTAAGCTTGTAGTGTATCTCTAGCCACCCGTCGCTTGTAGATATTTTTTCAGGTACGGCTAATGCACCAGTCACATCCACCGTCATCATAGGGTCAGTAAAGTATGTCATAGGGCAACATAGGATTGGCGATGCATAATACATTGACTCTAACAGTGTGATACCTTGAGATATTGCTTGAAAAAAAGGCTCTGGTCTAATCCAGCACGATACCGACGTTTCTTGCTGCATTTCATATGGATCTGTAGAATAAGGATTAATATCTATTGTAGATTCAAATCCACTCATCATTCCAGCAGCTCCCACATATCCTGCATTAAGCGCTGCTATTGCTGGACCAAATTCATTATTAGATCTAAAACTTACAAAAGAATCTTCATCTGCATTAAAAAAGAAAACTCTATTTGCTCTGTTGTTGTTTCTAAAATAGCTTTGCGTTAAATTTTGCAAACCTGCAGACCAAAAGAAAGAATCATTATTGGCAAATCCAAAATCACTCCTCAAGTCATCTATTGGCTCTGAAGTAACAAAGTATTTTGAAACATATTTAGATATAAACTTTTCTTCAAAATCTTGTAATTCAGCAGCATATACATCATATGCAAAATCTTCCTTTAAACTCCATCTGTCAAAATAGAAAGACCCATCTACTGTAATGCCATTTCTGAAAAGAGCAAAATCTGATATTTTTTTCTTCATTAGATTGAAGTTTGGCATATCTTGCTGACAAGTTGGAAATACTTTAAAATCATACATTTTAGATGTTTTTGTGTTCTGTCTATAAGCTGGATTATAAATTGGAACACCATCAGACAAAAACATCGCAGATACTGCAGAACATGATGATATAACTCCATATTCTGAATTATAACCCGCAGGTATTCTATACCCTAAAACACAGCCTTGAACCAATTCGCCAAAGCCACCAAGTGATTCGATTTTTTCTTTAAGTGGATTTAATATTTGATCTACAAATTGCGCTCTACTTTCAAGTATACTTGTAGTAAAAGTATCGACCCCCAACATGTTGGAGGTCGGTACTTGTCTCATATAGGCAAACTCTTCAGCCAGTTTTACACTGTCTTCATCGCCAGAATTGTACACATAAATTATGTTGTTGGATTTTAAACTCATGTAATTCCAGAAGATCCAAATCCTCCTGTAGATCTGACGGTATTTGTATCCACAATACCATCTACCATTTGGACATCTTCTCTTCTAGTAATTACGAGCTGAGCGATTCTATCACCTTTCTTATAAAGATTCAATGAGTTTACGTCTTTTGCCTCAGTTGTTACAACAGGTCTAAATGCAACCTGAATTGAACCTCTATATCCCTCATCTATAACACCGACTGAATTTGATAAAAATAAGTCATATTTTTTAATGCTAGATCTTGGATATACAAAGCCGCAGTATCCTTCTGGAAACTCCACTCTTACACCAGTATCGTATATAACATTTACAACATAGTCCTTGCCTGCTATTGTCCTAATTTCAAATACAGGCTCAGAAGATGCAGTAAGATCCCATCCAGAATCATTGTGGTTTGCTTTTTTTAATGACCTAGCATCGCTATTAAGTGTTTGAAACTTTATTTCCATATTGTTCCTTTCTTATCCGCACTTTGACCATCCACAAGACTTGCAGGTTATGCAGCCTTCTTGCCTTACGAGCGCTGCTTTTTCCTGAGTCTTGCAATTTCCACATGTTTCACCAGAAACTTCTGTACCATCTGCAATATATTTTTTCAAAGCACGAGATACACTCTTTGAAAACCCATGCATAGATCCCTCAACCTTTTCTAATTGATGAACAATAAATTGAACATCAGCTCCATGCCTTAGCGCAGTTGATATCATTCTGGTAAGACCAGCTTCTTCTTCAGAGAGCTTATCTCCAATTTTCTTTATTGTCATCTTATTGCCGTGCTTATCCTGTAGATCTGCACGATAGTGCCCTCTGGCTTCTTTTGTCAAAGTTCCATCATTGAAATTCTTGGTAATAAGCATATCATCTTCATTTTCAGAAATATGATTCATACTTGCAAAAACTTCATATGGCTTCCCTTTTAGTTTACCTACGATCACGAAATATGGACTATTCTTGACAGAGCAGTGATGAACATCACACTCTAGTGTTTCTGGTCGCTTTGGTGCTTTTGTGATAACGATCTCATCATTATTGTCTTTCTTCTTTGTTTCTGCCACAAGAACACCCGTTCTGCAACCGTCACGATAGATTGTAATGCCCTTACATCCGCTCTTCCATGCAGTTCTGTAGATTTCATCCACTGACTCTACAGACACATCATTTGGAAGGTTCAGCGTACTTGATATTGCGTGGTCAAGATGCTTCTGCGCTGCAGATTGGAGATATACGCGCTTTCTCCAGTCAAGTTCAGGAGCAGTTGAGCCCTTCCATGGACTCTTGTTTAGATCGCTTTCTCCAGTGACCTCCATCCACATTTTAACCTTTGGTGGATAAACTTTAAATTCCATCCAGTGATCACCATTTTGATCTACAAAGTCACTTCTAAAACCACTATCTCCAGGATTGCCCTTCTTGCGACGGACATATGGTTCAATCATAAATTGAGGCTCTATCCCGCTTGATGTTTGGGTTAGTATGGAAACTGATCCTGCTGGCGCAGTAGTTAGTAACGCAATATTTCTACGACCATACTTTTGCATATCTTGATAAAGCTTTGGATCTTCATCTTTAATTCTATTCAAGAATGGATTGTTCTTTTCAAGATCAGGATTCCATATTGGGAATGCTCCAATTTCTTTTGCCATATTTACACTGCTTCTATAGGCAGAAAGCTTAAGATTTTTGTAAATCTTTTCTGTCATTTCTATGCCTTTTTCACTTGTGTAAGCAAGCCCCAGTGCTGCTAGAGCATCTCCAATAGCAGTCGCTCCTGTACCGGTTCTGCGACCATTAATAGCAGCAATTTTAATATTATTCCACAGCTTAACTTCTCTTGCCTTAACTTCGCTATTCTCGGGATCACTTGTGATCTTAGAAAGAATTCTTTCAATGCACTCGACTTCTAAGTCTACCAAATCATCCATTAGTCTTTGACAAACTTCGGCATCAGCATTGAATTTATCAAAGTTAAATGTAGCTTGTTTTGTAAATGGCTTCTCAACATAGCCAAATGCATTTAATAACATAAGTCTGCAACTATCAAAAGCCGATAGTGGAATCTCAGAACATGGATTTGTACTTATAGTCTTAAACCCAAGCTCCGCATAGCAGTCTGCTGGACTTTCATTAATTATGTTGTCCCAAAAAAGCAGTCCAGGCTCAGCCATGTGATGGGCATTTTCAACAATTACCTGCCAAACAGATCTTGCATTAATTTTCTTTGAAATAGATGGATTTTTTGAATCAACTGGCCAACGCTGTTCATAATCTTGATCTGCGTCAACAGCCTTTAAAAACTCATCTGTGAGACGAATAGATATATTTGCTCCAGTTACTTTTGATAAATCTCTTTTAACCTTTGCGAACTCTAAGATGTCTGGATGGTGCACGTCAAGAGTAATCATGAGAGCACCACGACGGCCTGCTTGCCCAACTTCTCTAATAGAGTTAGAATAACGCTCTGCAAATGAGACAACGCCAGTGCTTGTTCTTGCTGCATTCTTTGTTGGAGCTCCAGCAGGTCTTAGATGAGATATGTCAATTCCTACACCACCGCGACGCTTACTAATTTGGACTAAGTTTTCATCAGCCTCCATGATTGAACCGTAAGCATCCAAGGGAGAGGCAACAACATAGCAGTTGCTCAAAGATATAAATTGATGCTTATTGCCAATGCCATACATTGGAGACCCCTGAGCAACAATTCTACTAAAGTTCTTTAAAGTTTCATATATAAAATCTTCAGTTAGCGGATTCTTGAATTTGCTTTTTTCTATTCTTGCGAATTCTCTTGCAATTCTTCTGTGCATGTCATCAGGATCTTTTTCAACGATCTGCTGATTCTGATTTCTTAAGGCATACTTGTCTACAAACACTTTAGCAGCAAGCTCATCTCCATTAAAATATTTAGAGCTAGCTTCTATAGCCTCATCATAGGTATAAACTACCTGCTTAATTTCACTAACAACGCTTACAATGTCTGTCTCTGAGACAGTTGGTGCAATTTTGGTCATATACTTCTCCTTGTGATATTTGTTCTAACAATTACAACGAACACTTGATACTTCCTACTACGTCAATTCTGACCTAAAAGAAGCTTTTTATAAAATTCTAAACCTTTTGCTTGTATTCTAAATTTGTCGGCAATAGTGCTTACTTCTTGAGGTGAGCCACTTATATTTATTACTTCTTCTCTTCCATATTCTGACAGTATCCAATCTAAGCCATGTTGACATAAAGAAATAGTATGAGGTTTCCAAGTTTTATTTACTCCAAAAAAATCTGTATTTATACCATCGGTTTTACAATCCATGCCTAGTAAAAATATAGGGGCGCACCCTAGCGCATGAGCAAATTGAACCGCAAGAGGTCCAGAACTTCCTCTTCCATGCAAAACAGATGGTTTTTCAGCTCTTTTAAATCCTGAACCTTTTATATCAAAATGATGAAATCTTTTTAAGGGATCACCCTTAGGATGACAAACTCTAATACTTTTTGACGAAAGCAATTTATTTTTTTCAGACATCCATAATTCTTTGTCTTGCCAAAAAAGTATAGTTGGATCAAATTTAAAAAAAGCTCTATTAATTCCTATGGAGAAAAAATTCTTAATAGAGTTTATATCTACATGATTTAGTGTTGGACTATTCCCAACAACAAAACATGGATGACCTTGAAGTCTATCTTTCCATCTTGAAATCAAGTTATTATTCATGATTTCTTAATTTTATAAAGTGCTTCCAAGACTCTGGAATGACTATGTTTTCTGGAAGATAATCAATAAGTCCCCATACTGGCTTTGAAGGATTGCATATTGGCTTGTGATTAATTTCTTCTGGAGTTCTAGCTCCTTTTTTATTATTAAAATTAAAACTGGTCACAACACAATTATTCCATTCTGTTTTTCCTCCACGAGATCGTGGCAGCAAATGATCTATGGTAGCATCATGTCTTTCAAGTAGTCTTCCCGTGTATTGACAGCGTAGCCCATCTCTTTTTAGTAAGTTCTTCCTATTACATGATGGATGTCTATAAAACACTTTTTCAAAAAATTTAGCGACTATCACTTCTGGAGCAGGAAGATATCCTCTTGTTGTGAGAATGCCATCATTGCTGTCATCAGTTGCCATATCCATCCATTCTTTTCCGTCTATAAGCCTGAAATCTGGCATGGCAATCATCAGAGCTCTTTCATTCATCATCTTGGAAATTCCATGATATGCAGAACAAAAGCTGACAGGCTTCCAGTGTTTATTAAGAACTAGGCAAATTCTAGAATCCATACTTATCTCACAATCAATTCATCTTTTTCCTTAAAAATTTCCTTTAGCTTTTTCAGAGCAGCTTCGTGAACAGAAGAACTTCTACTTTCTTTAATTTGTAGTATTTGTGCAGCCTCTTTTAAAGATCTTCCTTCGTAATACACTAAGTACACAAATCTTGTTTCAAGATCGTTTAATCCTGGTGCAATTTTATTAGCAAAAAATTCTTTTCTTTCTAGCTCTTTTATTTGACAAGGTTTTTTATCAACATGCATGCTAGAAAAATCATCTTCTTCATCTTCAAACGGCAACTTATTAATAGAGTAGGACATCTTGATTATACTGTCGTCTATAGTTTTTTGTTTTTCTGTTACAGAACTTCCTGAAACCATGTCCATCATTTCCTCATTAGTTGGCACTCTTCCATTTTCTGCAATAAATTTGTCACGTATTTTTTCAACCTTAGAATGCCGCTGGCGAGTTAATCTGGGAACCCAATCAAGTTTTCTCATTTCATCGTACATAGATCCAAATATGCGATAAGTTGCAAATGTTTCAAATTGAATATCTTTGTATGGATCAAATTTATCTATGGCATCTAGAAGACCTATGCTTCCAAAGCCCTGAAGATCATCTCTATCAGTTTCTGGATACTTATGATGAAGTAAATCAGCTAACTTAATAACTATTGGGTAATTGAGCTCTGCTAGCTGAGCTCTTACTCTCTTATATGGCTCACTGTTGTGAAAATCTTTAACAGCATTTCTTAGATCATCAAGTTTTTTCCACAGCTCGGGATCTTGCTTTATCTTGTGCTTTTTTACTTTTTCTTTCTTAATTTTCTTCATGTTGTTCATCCTTTTCTATTGTCTATGGTGTTCAAAAAATCAATTAGATAAAATGAAATACCTGCAGCAGCAAACCCGCTTACTGGCCATGTGAAAGTCTTTGAAAACATAAACAAAAAAGCTTCACATAGCAATGCCGTCCAAAAAGACATGCATACAGTGCATTCAAATACCTTTGCCCATGAGTCGCCTAGCAACTTTTTAACTATTGTGTGAGCGATGTTTTTAAAAGGTTTAATTGGAAAGTCATCGCCCTTTTCTACAATTAGAGTAGCCATTCCAATACCACCTATAGTGGAGAGAATAAATTGTTCTAACATACTAATATATATCCAGAAAGTATCGGTAGTTATCCAAATAGTCAACGATAGGATCAAAACCTTTTATTGTTTTTAAGTCAACTATTTGAAGGTAAATTAGTTCTTCATCAAGAACGAATTGATGATTAATCTTTAGTGTGTAAAGCTTGTGGCTTACATTATAGCCTTTTTTATCTAGGCCACCGTAAAAGATTACTTCCCTCTTTTGAACTATATTTGGGAAGATGGTTTCGAAAACTTTGAGACAACTTTTTCCCACTTAGACCCTTTACGGTTTGTTTTGGAAATGGTGCTCAAGCACATTTTTATAGTTTCTTTTTCAACATTCAAAAACATGGCAACCAAAGATATAAAGTATCCTCTGTTTTCTTTTTTCATCAGTTTGCCGTCTTGGTCTATATTCCAAGATTGCATGGCGTCCCATATTCTAGCAGCATCTCCTGATATAGATTTTTTAGGATTAAGCCATGCTGCAGTAATTTGATCAACTATCTTTTCAGATTCTTGTAGCAAGTCCATTTTGTCATCTGAATTTATATTGAACATAGTATACCTCTCCCGGTATATTATGCCAAGTTGTAGAAAAATCCTACTCTTGACTAAAAACGCTTAGTTTTTCAGTAAAAGCGTCTTTTCTTCTTTTGCTCCATGATTCTGGAATCGCTGGTTCACACCCAACAGAAATTATGCTTTTAATAACCTCTAGTTCTTCCCCAGTAAATCTTACAGATTCTAGTTGAGAAGACTTCCATACTTCCATAATGTTGGGCGCTATTTCATTTACAATATCAAAAATTGCGTCTGCAAATACACGAATTTCATACTGAGCGTGATGATCCATTCTTAGTCTCAAAAACTTAAGCAAATTGTGCAAATTCATTACCCAATACATTTCTGTATACACGTTTACAGGTATAACCATTCTTGCAAGTTCTCTTGATAGTCCTTGAGAAAGTAAACTTTCGTAAAGCTCATAGCATTCTTTTGAATGTGCGGCAATTTTTGCAGATACCTGCTCCGCATTTTCAATCATGGTGTCAGAAGAACTTTGCTTATTGGATAAGCTTTGAGTGGTCAATCTGGTTGGATCTGGAATGTAAAAAACATCTTCAACAACAGAATATCTAGCCGAATACTCATTTACACTTGCAGTTCGATGCCTAATCCACTGTCTTGCAACAAATATGGGCATCTTAATGTGAAATTTAAGTGTTACTCCCTCAAAAGGACTGGTATGGTCGTTTTCTAATAAATACTTGACCAGGCCAAGATCTTCTCTAAAAGACTTTGTGCCGCTTCCATAACTTACTCTAGCCATCTGTACAACAGCAGTCTCAAACGGACTGTCTCCGCTTGCGTTTGGCATGGTATCTACCAGTCTAACTAGACCATGATCTAGTACTTTTCTTTCATATTTATTAGTCGATGAATTCATAATGCCTCCAAAAGGTTACAGAGTACGTATTGGGTAAATATCCATATGGAACCTCAAAATGATAAGCAAACAAAGCAAATAGTGAAAGATGCTCTTGGTAGAACCATTTCTAGAGACCAGGACAAGGTCTATTTCGTCTCTTTTGATGCCGAATCTGGAAACGTAAATAAGTTTTTTAAACAAGCAGAAGACCAAATTAAAAAAACAGGTTTTATTAAGCTATACAAAGAAAATCCAAAGTCTAAATATACAGTGAAAGTTAGAATAAAGCCTAAAGCCAAAATAGCTTGCACATCTATACCTAAACACTTTGCTCTTTTAAAACAGGTGCTTACTTCTAGTCCAGATGATTCTTTAATCAATCATGAATGGAAAACAATCTTGTATTTAGGTTTTTCTGGAGTTTTTAATCCGGCAGAAGATTTTATCAGAGTCAATGACATCAGCAACATATCGTTTGTTGGTTCAGAAATGAATGTATGAGCGGATTAAAAGGTAAAACTCCATCAGAATCATATGGTGATATCCTAGTAATAGGAGATCTCTATAATGGCCTTTCAGCCACTATGGAGTTTGTTACTGATGGACTTGGCAATAATACGAATATCAAGTGTTCCAAACACAGTATTGATATAAATTTTAACGGAGGAGAACTTACATCGTACAGGTTTAATTCTGCATGTTATAAATTTGATCTTATTAGATCTTCATGGTCTGGCTATCATACAATTCGTATTGGCAATCCAGCTGAAGTTGCTTTAATTACATATTATTCTGATCCATATGTATCTGAAGATTACGAGTTAACCGTAAACTTGTTGCCCCCTTCTTTTGTTGATAAATTCTCTTCATCACCAATTTATGCAGTAACCAAAATACTATATAGCAACGCAGGAGTAGACTCTAATGTTGTTTTTACATCTTCAGATGGATATGTGATTAATGGCCTGACCTCTTATTTTAAACAAACAAATAAAAGTGTTTCTGTTATTAAGGTAGAGTTTTTTAGTGAAAATATAGGACTAGGTGGAGAGTTTTTTGTTTCATTAGAAAGCGAAGACTTTTTTAAATCTGGTGGACAACCAGACCTTACAAGACTAAAATCTTTATGTGAGGACTCAACTAACTTGTACGGAGACTACGTAAGGCTGGGAAAATCTTCTAAGTCTGCAGTTCCCTTGTCTAAAGCATCTCCTGGGGGGTCGTACAGAGACTTATTATACTTGAACAATAATGGTTCGGGACTTGATACCGCACTTGAACAATTGCAAGATGGGGCTGGTAATAATTCTCTTATAAGTCTTTCCAACAGTGAAGTGAGTATAAGCTCAAATGGAGGATTCATAAATGATGGAATTTTTGGTTCTTCATCTATATCTCCTTTTTTGCTTTCAATTAACGACTCTAATGATACATATACTATTAAAGAAAACATTAAAGATCACATCATAATAAAATATACATCCTCTTCAGCTGAAGTAAAAACTTTTTATATCAATATTGATATATCAAATGTTCCTTATCAAGAAGCCTCTAATTCTTTAGAAACAAATGTATTTAATTGTAAAATTAGCACAGTACACGATACTGTAAGTAACTTTAAATTAAACGTTAGATTTATCAATACAAATAGTCAAAGTATTTATAATGAAAAAATCATAACTGCAGGACTATCTACATTTAATTCAATAAACAATTATATTGTTTTGTATAACACATCTATAGAAGAAGTTTTTGCCTATTAACATATGCCAAATTTAACTAACAAAAAAGTTTCAGAAATACATAAGTCCGTGCTGAATATAGCTGGCTCTAACAGTGGTATAACTTCAGCAGAAAGAAATATATGTGACGGAAACGGTTATGATACTGGAATATCTCTATCTAATTCAAAAGTAAGCATTAATTCTAGAAGAGGCTATTTAGATAACTTTATACACAATGGATGCTCATCATCTCTGATAAAAAGAGATTTAAGTTTTCCAAATAGTACTAGTCCCAATCTTATAAATATTGCAGACTGGCAGTTTACGATTGATTTAGACTATTACAGTGGTGCTAGAATACATTTGGTAGATGACAGCTTTAGCCTTAAATTAGCAGTTAACAGTAAGTATTTTAATGACAATTTAGACGGTACTTCAAAGCTTAAAGGATATTGGCTTCGTAGATATGGAGGAGTTAAGTATTACTTGGTTGATGGAAGTAAAGTAAACCCAATAACATATCTTGACGAAAATGTTTATTCGCTATCCCCCGACCCAAATGAAGTAGGAAGCGACGGAAGAATACGCTACAATAGTGGATTAATACTTACTCAACAAAATACATTTGAGGGAATGAAACATCCATGGTCGTCTCTTTCTTTTATTCTTATCATTTCTTGCAAAGAGGGAATAAACGCCAATATAGATGGTAGCATCAGAAAAGTTAGAGAGTTTGAGGGATCAGACAGCGGATACTCTTCAGTGGCTAATATATTGCCAACTGACATAAGCAATTATCCTATGTACTTTACAAATTTTGATAGATTAGACATTACTACGACACCTACTGTATATGAATTTAAAACATATAATCCAATATTATATGCTGTAGGTGGAGAGGGTGGGTATCCTGGACATCCCTTTAATGATAGCGATGATCCATGTTTTAACTGTGGCAAAGAAATATTGCCAAATGTTGACCTAAGGTTGTTAAGTCTAATTCAATTTCCCTATTTTTTTGTGACTAAACTTACTTCTTGAAGTTAGATAAAAACGATGCAATTTTTTTGCAATCTGATTCTTCTATCTTAAGAATTTCTACAAGCTTAGAAGACATGTAACTTACTCTGTCTTTTGATTTGTAATTTTCAGACATAAGTTTCATCATATCTTTTGCTTGATCAGTTGATATAGAAACATCAAATGATTCAGATATAGCTTTTTTGAGAGAAGCAGATTTTGTCATTCTTGCTTGACCTATGCTGTCAGCAATATTCTGCAAAGATCTTAAGTACCAGTTTTGTGCATCATCTTCATTTGACATATTCTGCCTCCAAAATTATGTTATCTAGGTCTCTCCAATTTATCTTTTCCCAAATTTTGTCTATATATTCCTTTTTTCTATTTCTAAAATCAACATAGTAACTGTGCTCCCACAGATCTACACCCATGATGACTTTGCATACTTCTGTATTTAATGGACTGTCTTGATTGGTTGTTGTCTTTATTTTAAGACCATGTTTGTTTAAAATAAGCCAGCACCATCCAGATCCAAAGTGGTCTTGAGATTTTTGCTTAAACTCTTTTTCAAAAGTTTTAAAATCTCCAAAGTCTCTCTTAATAAGAGATTCTAGCATTTTTCCTACTTTTTTATGACCGCCTTCAAACATATTAAAGTACATGATATGGTTCATGTGACCACCACCAAAGTCTCTAATCTTTTGAGCTAAATCATCATCAAGTTCATCTAAAGTTTTTTTACTTATTAATTGGTCTATGGGTAATTCCATTAAAAAATCGTTACCATTAACAAATTCATTAAGTTTTTCAACATAAGACTTGTGATGCTTACTATGGTGCAACTTCATAGTCTCTCGAGATATTTCCGGCTCGAGAAAACTGTATTCATACTTAAGTTCTGGTAAACTAAATGGATACTTTTCCATTTTATAGACCTGGAGGAGGCGGTGGTGGAGCTCCTGTGGCTCCATCAGGAGTAGCCTGACCTGGCGCCTTAGTCCCCAAATGAATTCCTATGATTGACCTTATGAAGGGAGGATCTTGTTCGGGGAAATCAGGGTCAAATGTTTCTGCTATATCTAGCTGCCCAGGACTTAACGTAGATCCATTTGCCATAATTGCCATAATTGCAGACAATTCAATATCGTGACCAGAATCAATAGCGTTTTTAAAATGCTTATTTAATTTTTTAAGCAATTTTTTATCATCTTTT